AACAACTTTTAAAATAAACCTGAGCACTTTAGCAAAAGCGATATACCCACACGTGACAGCGGATGATTCTTTTCATTATTCATTAGAGCCTGATTTTATAAACGGTGTTTATGATGCTGTTGAAGAAATTATGCAAGACGGTGATGATATTCGTAACGCATTATTTAAGGATGACAAATATGAGTAGATTCAAAGGAGAAGGTCCAAAAGATGATGATGTTGTTTTACTCGTACTTGCGTGGACTCTGTTAGTAGTTTACTTTGCGGTTTTTCGTATATAAACTATATATATAACTATTAAAGAAAGGAGAAATGTTATGACAACTAGAACTATGCCGAAGGGCTTACAAATACTTGATAAAGAACCAGTCGATGTGGCTAACCCATACACTGGTGAGAAGGTCACACTACAACCTGATGCCGTAGCAGTCTACGATATGATCAAAGGTAGTGAAGCAATGAGGCTATATGATGATGTACGTGAAGGTCTTGACTGGTTTAGAGTTAACGAACCTGAAGCCTACATGGTTTTATTGGATTAGGAGTAGATTATGCCAAACCATTGTTTTAATAAAATATCTATCAGTGAGGGAAATGCTGATGGTCAGAGTTTACAAGTATTAGTCGAGTCGCTTAAAAGCGAAGAAAATCAAACTGATTTCGATTTCAATGCAATACTACCTATGCCACCCGAATTAGAAAACGTGGGTTGGGGGGAAGCAGAAGAAATGAATGATATTGAAAAAGCTAAGTACAAAAAAGAGTTCGGCTCTACTAGTTGGTACGATTGGCGTGTCGATAAGTGGGGTACTAAATGGAACAGTTACAACTGTGAGATAGTAGAGCACGAGGACGATTATGTGGTTTATACATTTGATACCGCATGGGGTCCACCAACAGGAGTTATCGAAGCGTTACGAGAACAATGCCCTGATTTTAGTATTAGTGCATTTTATGATGAACCAGGAATGGAAATGGCGGGGTACTACTAATGACACTTAAAGAATTAATGGCGGAAACGCACACCCTTGTAGAGTTTTTTAACTCGTTAACAGACGTTGACGTAGAGATGATTACTTTTATAGATGAAGCACAAGACGAAGGTAAGTCTCCGAATTTGAAGGAGTTTTTAGCTTTGTTTAAGAACGATACACGACCGTTAAACGAGTTGTTATCTGATATATCGTTGAAATATATAGAGTATTGGCATAAATATAAACCAGACTCAGCAGGTTTAATTAAACCAACACTTCACTGGTACGATCCTGACCATAAACCAGAGGTTGCTACCATTTCTAATAATGAAAATAATGTACATTGATCGTGTATTATAAGGCTGGTTTATAATCGTATGCTGCACTATATAATAAACTTATGTTAAAACTATACAAGAACATTTTCGGAAGTCCCATTAACGGTTTTTATAGTTTACCGTTATTGGGCAAACGTGTGACTAGGATTGAACCTTATGAAATCCTCCTAAAAGCGAGGTTAGGTTAAAAGTAAATGAGAACTAAACCAACATGCACTAGTCGCACACCTATTTTAAAAGTTCCATGTGGAAAAGAGGGTTACACCAGAACAAACTTGACTAGCGTGTGTAATCAAATAGTCAACACAGGTCGCTCCTGTGATGCACATTGTTCCCTCGCCTGTTTAATTAACTAAGAAAGGAGAAATATATGAAAGAAGTAGAACTAGAAAAGATACTATCTTCGATTGTTAAATCGATTGATAATGTTGTTCAGACACAACAAAGCACCATGGAGTTTATGCAAGGACAGTTAGAAGCTAACGAGTTCTTAGGTAAACGCATTCAGCAATTAGAAACTAAGTTGTTGATGGTCGAGAACGAGAGAAATGTGTTAAATGCCATTTCAGGACTTATACCAACGCAGGAGGTCTTCGATGTTGAATCTAAAAGAGATTAAAAAGCAAACATTGCCTCATGTTATAGACATCGCTGTCGATAGGTGGGGTCATCAAATGAGTGACGAAACGGTGCTAGACGCTTATGAATGGGTGGTCGAAGTTATATACGACTATCACCGAGTTCATGATGCTTACGACTCTATTAAGCGTTCCGATGTTGAATACTTTATTGAAGCGTGGTGTCAGCAAACTTTCTCTGATCCAGCACCTGCTGAGCCTCATGACGAATGGGGTGCACCTCTACAGGAGGCAAACTAATGAATAAATTTCATTACGGCAACGGTTATAACAGTGAGAACTCTATAGCCATAGTATGGTCTATCGAAGACGTTAGGCATCAACTTGAACTTGTTAACGAAGACAACAATATTGAATTAATACTTGATGATGACCAGTGTATGGAAGTGCTTGGTCATGTAGAAGATTGTCACGATGCTGAATACGGAGTAAGTTGGGAAAACCTTTATCAAGGTATCACATATTGTTTTGAAGAGGAGATAAACGAGATGAAGAAAAAACTATGGGACTCTTTTTGTAGTCATATGTATACAGAGTATTTAACAGAAAAACATAGAGAACAAGAAACAGATATTAAAACTCTTGAGAAGTATGTTGAAGATAATAAAGAATGGCTGGAAGGTGAGTATGACAACCGATAAAACTGAGTGGTATAAAGAAAACCATATAAGCCACAGAGGTGTGCGATGGGGCAGTATCACTAGGGTGGAAGACTGGGCTAAAGAAAAAGGATTACTTGGAGATACAGCAAACCCCGATAGACAAATGTTAAAGCTAATGGAAGAAGTTGGTGAAACCGCTAGAGCTCTAGCCTACAACGATTTTGATGAGATACGTGACGGCATTGGTGATTGCGTAGTTGTATTGATTATATTAGCAGCACAGTGTGGCATGACTCTAGAAGAGTGTATGGACGAAGCATGGGATGAGATAAAAGACCGCACTGGTAAACTCGAAGATGGCTTATTCAAAAAGGATGGCGACTTCGAGTGCTAGGTTACATTGGCTTTGCTCTTTTATATAATATAAGGGTAAGTTAAACAAACTATTAGAAAGGAGAAATATATGAGTAAACCTACATTGCAGAAAACCTACGAAAAAATGACTATGATTGAGCAAAATCATGATAAGTTAGTTTTGTTAGCTGTTAAACATGATGATGGCAGACCAGCAGTTGTTCTAGCTATTCGAGATGGTGACAGTATGACACCTGTAGCGGAGATGCTAAACCAGGAACAGTGTGATTCTATGTACCCTAACTGGGATTATAGTCACAAGATTATTGCTGTTGTTGAAGGTGCTAGAGAATTAGAAGATAGGGTGGGCGTCGATGCTTTCGATGGTCAATACCCTAAAATAGATGAGTATTTTACAAATGCCGACTTCTAATTGTAGATTATGTCACGAGCATATACCTGAGGGCAGATTGTCCTTAGGTTATGTGACTTGTTTGGTATGTGGAGAAGCCGCAGCCAACGACTTAGCGGAAAGCCGCAAAAAGCAGAGTGCACCTGCTTACAATAAAGGTGCATATCAATATATAACTATTAATGATACTAAGAGTATCGGGAGATAACTATGAGTGAGATATTATTTAAACGAGATGCTGTCGACTCTTGTCCTGACGGGTGGACTTGTGTTGAGTGTGGAGACGAATATTCTGAAAAAACTGTAGATGTAAAAGATTATTATGTAATCAATACTGATGAGGGGACATTATGTTCACCCTGTCATGAAGTAGATAATTCTACTTTAGAGTGTCGTGAGTGTGGTAGTTTATTGATAGGTGACGAGCCTAGAATAATTACTACTTGCGACGAATGTGAAACTAAAACTATCGGGAGATAACTATGAGTGAAGCTAAAGATAAAAAGTGTGTCATCTGCACAGGCGATTTAGATGTAAAGAAAACACCTGAGGGCAAGGTCTATTGGGATCAAGGCGAGAACGCTGAGCCGTATGCCACGGGTAGATGTTGTTCTAGATGTAACGATACGTTCGTTATACCTGCACGAATGGAGGCTATCTATGGATAATCTACCTTGGAATGGTAGTTGCGAAGATTGGTTACATGGTGACGAGCACCTGATCGATATTGATGACTCAGATACCGATAACTCAGAACAACCAGAGTGTGTCGATCCTGGTGAGTATGTTCCCCCTTGTGAAAGGATCTGATGTGTGTGATTTAAAAAACAATTCGTCACCCTAAAAGCTCCTCGATGAGTTGTTCTTTGACCTCGCCTCGTGCGGGGTTTTTTATTATTAGTTCTATTGTATTGTTATCTGGTAAAGTAAAAAAGTTTTTGAAAATAAATCTCACGATTGGCTAATATCACTAATAGACTAATAGAATCAAGCTACAAGGCTCTTGGTCAGTGGATTGTTGTGAGTATCAAAAGTAATAGGTTTTCTATTAGTTATTACAAATGTATGGTAAGATACCTAGAGGGCATGAGAAAAGTATATAATAATATTGTTTTACAATAATATATCAATAACATTATGCAACTCCAGGAGATACGATGAAACAGCTAACATACACCTCATTATTGCCCACAGAAGATGGTAAAGCATTCGTTGACGACAAGGGTAAGATATGGCAACCGCTCAACTCAAAGCAAAAACTATTCTGTAAAGAGTATTTCAAAGGACAAACAGCCACCGAAGCTGCTGTCAAAGCAGGGTATACCAAAGACAGGAAGGGTGCTAAGACTCAGGGCAGTGTGTTACTAAATCATAACCCTGTTGTACGAAACTACCTCATTGACTTGGAAATCACAGCCTCAGAGAAGGACGCAGTTTCCCTAGAGAATCATTTGTCCACTCTCCACGAACTACGGGAGGAGGCAAAAGAACAAGGTCAGATATCCGCAGCCATCACAGCCGAGGTCCATCGAGGCAAAGCTGGTGGACTCTACATTGATAGACGCGAGATACTTACCGCGAAGATCGATATGATGTCCAAGGACGACATACTCTCTCGACTTGAAGAGATGATCAAGAGACGAGCAAGCGATTCGAATGTCATCGAAGGTGAGTTTATCAAAAAGGATTGAGCTCACTCTACTCTACTCTACTCTACTCTACTCTACTCTACTCTATGCAGTGCACGCGTTCCCCTACCCGTACACTGTTCTCTTCGTCTCTTCGTCTCTTCTTCCATTGTTCGTTGTCCACTGCAATCTGTCCATTGTTAGTGCATATAAATAAAAGTAAATAAGTTTAGTTCTTTGGTATACATTCGCAAAGTAAAGCACTATACTATATTCAAGTTCAGCAATTAAGCGGGGCGGTTTTTTCAAGAAAGGAGAAATACTATGAAAAACAAAACTATAGAAAAGAAAGCGACTGATAACTTCACTGCATTTAAAGTGCAAGGTAATGGAAGAAGGTTTGACAAGACTTCCAATGTCAAGTTGCATACTGTGACTAACGCTAACAAGCTACCTCACCAAGCACAGTGCATCATACAAGCACTTGTTAATGCTGAAGGTAATATGTTAACGATAGAACAGCTAATTGGAACCGATGCATCAGGACTTAATTCAGCCCTTGATAAAGTAGCTGAGTTCAATACTGTGCAGACTCCTGCCAAGATCTGGCAGTTCTATAAGAACAGACTGATTAAGTCTGACTTCATCTCGGTCGAGTAGTTCGCTACTGACTCCAGCCCACTGCATCGCGGTGGGCTTTTCTTTGCCTGTCTTTCTCGCTTGTTCTCGTGTTCGCTCACTCGATCCCAGTCTCTTGCTCTGCATTTCGAACCCCCATACCCCCTCTTCCAGTCGCCAGCTGGGACCCACCCACCCGCCCCTGGAGTTGCATCCTCTT